ATCGCGGCGCGCGACAGTGTCGGGCGCCCGAAATGCGTCCACATCTTTTCCGGCGAGGCCGGGACCTATCGCGGCATCTCGCCGCTGACCCCGGTCCTGAAGATCGTGCGCCAGTTCGACCGGCTGCAGGACCACACGCTGACCGCGGCAATGATCCACGCGATCTTTGCCGCGACGGTCAAATCGCCGGCGCCGACGCAGGACCTCCTCGCGGCATTGTCGAACCCCGACGAGCAGGGAGCCGTGGGCGATTTCGACGGGTGGAACGAGCGGCGCGCCGGGTATTACAAAGGGGCGCCGATCGACATCGACGGCACCGGCGGCGTCGTCCATCTGTGGACCGGCGAGGAATTGGACCTCAACCGCTCGGAGACGCCGAACGCGACCTACGAGCCGTTCGCCAAGATGCTCTGCCGCGAGATTTCATCGTGCCTGGCGATCGGCTACCCGACGATGACCGGCGACTATTCGCAGGACACCTATTCGTCGACGCGCATGCGCACGGCCGAGTTGTGGCCGGTGATGAAGCGCCGGCGCCTCAACTATCCGGGCGCGCTGTGCCAGCTCGCCTACGAGTGCTGGCTCGAGGAAGAGATCGACGCCGAGCGCATCCCGTTTCCGGGCGGGATCGACAATTTCATCGCCAACCGCACCGCGGTCTGCGCCGCCGACTGGCGCGGGCCGGCGAAGCCGCAGGCCGACGACGAAAAGCACGCCAAGGCGGTGCAGACGCTGCGCGATGAAGGCGTCGTCAGCGACGAGGAGATCATCGGCGAGATGGGCGGCGACTACGAGCGCACCTACCGCCAGATCGCCCGTGAAGACAAGTTGCGCCAGAAGCTCGGGCTGCCGCCGCGCAACTGGGCGCCGCCGAGCGACCGCCCCGACGACGAGGGCGCCAAGACCGGCGGAGAATCGCCGCCATGAGCGCGGTCGATTGGAGCAATCCGTGCCAGCGCGCGACGGCGCTGCAGAACGCCTACTACAACATCCTCGCCGGCGCGGCCGAGCAGGAAATTAGGACGCGCACGCTCGACGCCGAAGAGGTCGTGCGGTTCTACCAGACCAACATCGGCACGCTGCTGGCCGAATTGACCGCAGCGCAGGCCGAGTGCTCGCGACAGACTGGCGCGCCGGACCCGAATCGGCGGTTTTTCATCGGCGCCGGCTCGCGGCGTCCGTGGTTTCTCGGCGGTCGCGGCAGGTGGTGAGCGCGGCAGGTGGTGAGTTGAAGACGAAATCCGCGCTGACCGCGGCGCAGGTGCGCGAGCCGTGGCTCGTGCTTCCCGACGCGCTGACCGAACTCTATGCGGACCCAGAGGCGGCGACCTCGCGCTACCGGCTCGACGGAACCCGCCGCAGCTATGCGCTCGCCGATAACGGCACGGCAATCATCCCGGTCTACGGCTACTTGTCGAACGGCAGCTCGTGGCTGGGGAGCGATTATCCAGCGATCCAGGCCGCGCTCGCCGAAGCGGTCGCCGACCCCGAGGTCAGCCGGATCGCGCTCGACATCGACAGTCCGGGCGGGACCGCGGCGGGCGCATTCGAGACCGCGGAAGCGGTGCGCCAGGCGCACGCGAAAAAGCCCGTCACCGCCTATGCCGGCGACATGGCGACGAGCGCCGCCTATGCGATCGCGTCGGGTGCCGGCCGGATCGTCATCCCGCCCTCGGGCGTCCTGGGGTCGATCGGCGTGGTGCTGCTGCATCTCGACCGCTCTCGGATGCTCGACGAGGCGGGCGTCACCCCGAGCTTCATCTACGCCGGTGCCAAGAAGATCGACGGAAACTCGCTGCAACCGCTGAGCGAGCGCGCCCGCCGCGACATGCAGCGCGACATCGACGGCCTCTACGACCGCTTCGTCGACACGGTCGTCGCGGGGCGCAAACGGCTGACCAAGACGGCGATCCGGGCGACCGAGGCCGGGGTCTATCGCGGGCGCGAGGCGATCCAGGCCGGGCTTGCCGACGATATCGGCGAGCTGTCGGCCGACCTCGCCAAGACCGGCGATGGAGGAGTGACGATGGCCGTGCTCACCCCGAATGCCGGGACCGCGCCGGAATGGGTGGTCGGCGCCGACGAGGGCCTGCCGATCGACATGCGCGAGGCGTGGGACGGCCCGGCGGCGAAGGCGCGGATGCTCGACGCCGCCGGTTTCGGCGGCAGCGATCCCGATCCGGCGAAGGCAAGGCGCGGGTTTCTCGTGTACGACCACCATAACGCGTCGCTCAAGGGCAGCTACGAGTTCCCGTTCGCCGACATCATCGACGGCGAGCTGAAGGCGACGAGCGGCGGGTTGCGCGCCGCGGCGGCGCGCCTGCCGGGCAGCGATCTGCCCGCCGAGGCCAAGACCCGCGCCCGCGCCGTAATCGACGGCTACGAAAAGCGCATCCGCGACCAGAAAGCCGAACACTCGGAGAACCAGCCGATGACCACGATCACCCAAGAGCAGCTCGACGCGGCAGTCGCCGCGGCGCAGAAAAAGGGCAAGGAGGAAGCGGAGGCCGCAGCCAAGGCCGACAGGGATCGCAGCGCCGCGATCGCCGCGCTGCCCGAGGCCAAGGGCCGCGAGCCGCTCGCCGCGGCCATTGCCGCGCAGGGGCTTACGATCGAGGCCGCGAAGGCGGTTCTCGCGGCGGCGCCGAAGCCGTCGAGCCTCGCCGCTCGCGCGAGCGCCGGCGTTCCCGACATCGGTGCCGGCGCCGACGATGGTGCTGCGACCGATCAGGCCAAGGTCGACGCGGCCTGGTCGGCGATCGTCGCCAAGGAGAACAAGGCGCGCGGCTTCGCCGCCTAGGTTTTCCGGTCCCTCAGACGCCGGGCGCGGCCCATCCGGGCCGCTGTCGGTCCCGCCGGGCCGGTTTTACTTGTCCACCCCATAAGGAATATTTGCGATGACCGTTCTCACCGAGGCCGTCCACGCCGGCGCGTTCATCGTCAGCGAGGCGAACGGCCGGCAATCGCGCGAAGAGGTCTTCATCGAGGCGTCCGAGACAGTCTATGCCGGCAGCGTGCTCGGCAAGACGGTCAACCAGGGGTCCGCGCCGAACACGCCGCGCGCCGCCGCGACCGCGAGCGCCGGCAATACCGGCAACGCGACGATCGCCGTCGATGCGACCGAGCCGGTGCAGCCGGCGGCGCAGGACGGCACCTATACGGTACTGGGCCTGGTCGGCGGCACGACCACCGCCGAATGGGAGGTCTTCGACCCGCACGGCATCTCGCTCGGCCGCGTCGAGACCGGCGCGACCTTCAACAACCAGATCAAGTTCGTCATCACCGCCGGCGGGACCGCCTCGGCGGTCGGCGACGGGTTCGCCATCGCGGTCGGGGTCGAGGCCGAAACCGCCGTGGCGAGCGAGCAGCTCGGCATGGTCGGCCAGGGTTCGATCACGATGGACGCGACGGCGCCGGTCAATTTCGCGACCGCGCAGCCGGGCCTCTATTCGGCCGTGTGCACCGCGACCGCGAGCGGCGGCACGTTCACGGTCTACGACCCGGACGGCAACAGCCTCGGCACAGTCGCGGCCGGCGCGACGTTCAACACCCAGATCAAGTTTGTCATCGCCGCCAGCGGCACCGATTTCGCGCTCGGCGACACGTTCCTGATCGAGGTCGCGCTCGGCGAGATCGATCGCTTCCTCTATGCGCCGCTCGACCTGTCCGGCACCGACGGCACCCAGAACGCCGCCGGCGTCGCGGTCTACCCGATCACGACCACGAGCGCCGGCCCCGGCGCGACCGCCGCGATCGTGCGCAACGCCGAGGTGCGGCTCGCCGACCTGACCTGGCCGAGCGGCATCACCGCGACGCAGCAAGCCATCGCCATCGAGCAGCTGCACGGACTCGGGATCATCTGCCGGTAGGGTCTTAAGCCCTCAAACGCCGCGCTTCGCGCGGCCGCAGTCGCGGCCGTGGCGCGCCTTTTTCACCGGCCGCTTCCCCCGCGGCCCCGGCTCCGCGCGATCCCCCCTTCGCGCGGAGCCTTCCTTTTGTCGCACCTGAAGGACCCCCGCCATGCCGATCATGGACGTCTTCGACCAGGACGCCTTTTCCTACGTCAGCCTCTGCGCGGCCGTCGACCTGGTCGGCTACACGCCGGGCTTTCTGACGGCCCGACCGGGCCTCGTGACGCCGGCGCCGATTCGCACTCCGGAGGTGTGGATCGAACAGCGCTCGTTCATGCCGCAACTGATCATCACCACGTCGCGCGGCTCGCCGCCGGTCCAGGTATCGGGCGATCGCCGCAACGCGCGCTCGTTCAACACGGTGCGCATCGCGCTGTCGAGCCGGATCAATTCGAGCGAATTGCTCGGCATCCGCGACTTCGCCTCGGAAACGGCGATGAAGGACCTGATGGGCGAGGTCTCGCGGCGCCAGTTCAAGATGAAACAGGACGAAGCGCTGACCAAGGAGAACATGGTGCTCGGCGCGGTCCAGGGGAAGGTGCTCGACGCCGACAACTCGGTGATCGAGAACTGGTACACCAACTGGGGCGTCGCCGTGCCCGACACCGTCAATTTTGCGAGCGCCTTCTCGAACAGCACCGACACCGGGGCGATCCGCGCGCTGTTCAACCAGGTGCGGCGCTACACTCTCCGCTCCCTGCGCGGCGTCGGCGGCACCAACGTGCAGGTCGAGTGCATCGCCGGCGACGGGTTCTGGGACGCTTTCGTCACCAGCAAAGAGGTCCGCGGCAACTACCAGGCGGCGCAGGCCTTGCAGCGCATCGACACCATGGGCAATGCCTTCGAGAGCTACCGCTTCGCCAATGTCACGGTCCACAACTACCGCGGGACCGACGACAACGAGGTGCAGATCGGCAACCTGGCCGCGCAGTTCTTCCCGGTCGGCGCCGGCACGATCGTCCGTGCCGATGCGCCGGGCGAGAGCTTCGAGGATCTCGGCACGTCTGGCCAGCAAACCTATTCGCGCATCATCACCGACGAAAAGCGCAATTCCTGGGCCGACGTCGAGGACTACAGCTACCCGCTGTTCATCAACACGATGCCGCAGGCCTGCGTGCCGGCTACCGCCGGCTAGGCCGCGCCGATCGCAATTTTGCGATGAATGCGGCGCGCGCCGCCAAATTGCAGGGCGCGGTCGACGACCAGGTCGCCGAGAGCATCCTGATCGAGCCGATGACCGCGCCGACCCTCTCGGGCGTGCCCGATGTCAACGCGCGGCCGGTCGCGGTCACCGACGGCAGCCGCCCGGCGGTGACGGTGGCCGGGGTGTGGGCCGAACCGCAGGAAGAATATGCGAGGCGCCCGCACGGGCGCAGCGATGTAAAGAACCGCGACATCGCGGCGCAGCGGCCGCAGGTCAAAATCCAGGCCGTGCTGGTGCCGTACGCGCTCGCGGTCGGCGACCGGCTGACCCGAATCGCGACCGGCCAGCGCTACGAGGCCGCGATCGTCGGCGGCGACGGCTATGGCCGCATCCTGGTCAGCCTGACCGCGCGGGGAAGTTGAGATGAGCGCGCTGGCCAGGACCGCGCTCCGCCTCGCCGGGATCGAGGCGCTGAAGGCCGACCCGCTGATCGCAGCGCTGGTCGGCGGCCTCGTGTTCGACAGCCGGATCGACCGGATTTCGCAGACCGAGCCGGTGCCGGTCATCGTCGTCTACACCGAGGAGATGGAGGGCGAGGCCTGGTCGGCCAACAACGGTGGGCCGCCGTTCGACGACCATTGCGAACTGGTCGTCGAGATCGCGATGCGCGTGCTGGTGCAGGGCGCGGATGAAGAACCGTCGATCTGGACGCCGGAGACCGACCGCGAGATCGAGGCGACGCTCGACCTCATCGAAGAGCGCGCCATCGACGCGCTGACGATCGGCACGACGGCGCAGAGCGCGCTGATCCGGTGCGCCGTGACGCGGCGCATCTCGAAACAGAAATCGTCGCGTTTCGCCGACCCGGATACCGGGGTCAAACTGGCGGTGCGCCAGGTGACGCTGACCGCCGAGTTGAAGGGCGAGGATCGCGCCGCGACGACGATCGCCAGCCCGCTCGCCGCCGCGAGCGCCAAATCGGGGAATGTCGGGAACGGCCCGCTGATTTTGGCGACGGCGCCGTGCGACTGGCGCGTCATCGCCGGCAGCTACACCGTCGCCTTCACCGGCGCGACCGCGTTTCAGGTGACCGACCCGAACGGACACTGCGTCGGATCAGGGGTTTGCTTTGCCCCGTTCGCGCGCGAGGTGAGGTTTACGATCGCCGCCGGCGAGACGCCGTTCGCGGCAGGCGACCAGTTCGCGATCGCGGTGACGCAAGGCCCGTTCGCCGCCCTTCCCGACCCGCTGCGCACGGTGTGCGAGGCGATGCCGGAAGGGTCGAGCGGCCTCGCGACCTGCCAGCAGATCGCCGCGGCCTTCGCTCCGCCCGGCGCGATCGGCTTCTTCACCGGCGCCGACCTCACGGTCGCGCCTCAGAGCCAATTGTCGCGGCGGCGCCAGGCGCCGATCGAGCCGAACGAACCGGGATCGTCGCCGAGCTTCGGGGCGACGATCGATATTCCGCCCGACCAGGGCTAGGAGGAACCATGCGCGTTCACGTCCGCCCGGCGCACCCGGATGCCCGCATTCCCGACCCGGCGCACAACCGCTTCCTGCCCGCCGACGGATACGAGGTCGAATTCGACCATCACTGGCGCCGCCACGAGCGCCAGGGGAACGTCGTCGTCAGCGAGATCGCGGCACCCGACGCACCCGCGGCCGAAGCCGCGGCCGATCCGGCCGTAAAGACCAAGACCAAGTAATCCGGGCGCGCCGGCCGAAGCCGGCAAGAGGGAAATCCCCGAAACCGATCGAGGGCGCCTCCGGGCGCCCCTTTTTTGCTGGGAGCCGCAAGTGGCCGATCCGGTAGCCTTCGACAACACCCCGAGCGACATTCGGACGCCGCTGTTCACGGCCGAGCTCAACGCCGGCACGCCGCCCTATTCCGGCGTCTCGCGCTCGCTGCTGATCGGCCGCATGCTGAGCGCGACCGGCTCGGCGACGCCCGGCGTGCCGATCAACATCGGCGGCGGCGACCCGAACCAGCTCTTCGGCCCCGGCTCGATGCTGGCCGAGATGGCCGTCTATGCGCGGGCGCACAACCCGATCGGCGTGATCTACGCGCTGCCGATCCCGGACGGCGACCTGACCTCGCCCGGCAGCGCGACCGGCAGCATCGCGTTTTCCGGCACCGCGACCGCGGCCGGGACGTTTACCCGCTATATCGGCGGCCACGCCTACTCGTGCGGCGTCGCGATCGGCGATGTGGCGGCGACCGTCGCCGCCAACTTCCTCGCCGCGGTCCAGGCCGGCTACACGATGTTCGGCCGCCGCATGCTGCCCTGCGTCACCGCGGCCCTGGCGAGCGCGACGATAACGTTCACGGCGCGCCACCCGGGCCCCGAAGGCAACATGATCCGGATCGAGGCCGGAATCGTCGGCAACGAAGTCGACCCGGCCGGGATCGCCGCGACGATCACTGCGATGTCGGGCGGGACCGCGACGGTCACCCTCGCGACCGAACTGTCGCGCCTCGGCTCGCAGCCGTTCGACTGGATCGCCGGGCCGTACAACACCGGCCAGAACCTGATCGACGCGCAGAATTTCCTGGCCGATTCGGGGACCGGGCGCTGGTCGCCGACGGTCGGGCTGGGCGGCCATTACCTCACCGCCAACGACGGCAACCTGTCGGCGCAGACTACGCTCGGCGCCGCGCACAACGACAAGCACACGACGACGGTCGGCATCAACCAGTACCCGGAGGCCTTGTGGGCCTGGCTCGCCGGGATCGTCGGGATCGTCGGGCAGTCGAAAAACCTCGGCGCCCCGCTCAGCCAGGCAATCGAGGTGGCGCGGCCGCTGCAGACCCTGCAGCTGCAGAACCTCCACGCGCCGGCTAACCGCGACAACGAATGGGCGCTGTCGGACCGCCAGTCGCTCTATTCGAGCGGCATCGCGGCGCTGACCTTCGGCGCCGACGGAACGCCGCAGATCGACCGCATGGTCACGATGTACCAGACCAACCCCTACGGCGTGGCCGATTCGACCTTTCTCGACCTCGAGACGCTGGCGATCAGCCGGTACGTGATCGACTACATGAAGGCGAAGGTCACCGCGACCTATCCGCGCTGCGTCCTGCTCGACGCCAACCCGGGCGGATTGCAGGGCGTGGCGACGCCGACGCAGATCCAGGCGACGATCGTGCACGCCTACAACGACCTCTACGGCGCCGGGCTGGTCGACGATCCGGCGACCTTCGCCCAGTACCTGATCGTCGCGCGCTCGACCGACCCGAGCCGGGTCGACGCCTACCTGCCGACCGGCGTCGCCAGCCAGCTCCGCGTGCTCGCGACCAATGTCACGATCTACCAGGAACTGGCGGAAAACATCGGCACCTAAGGGGTCGTAGGGCGGACGCCAGGCCACATCACGCCATTAAACGAGGTCCTTCATGGCAGTAAGCACCAAAGGCGGCCGGGTCACGATCCAGATCAGCGGCAGCGCGGAGGGCGCGATTGCCCTGGCGGCGCGCGCCAAGCTCGACATCGATCCGTCGCTGGTCGAGATTGCTGCCGGCGCCAACCAGGACGGCACCGGCTGGCGCACGGTCAAGGCCGTGCTCGTCGAAGCGAAGGTGACCTTCGATCGCGGCATCGGGCTCGCCTGGGACGCGGCGATGATGCTGGACAATTACGACGTCACGTTCGTCGAGGACGATGTCGGCGTGACCCACCTATTCACCGGCGCGACCTTTGTCGGCAAGCCGTCGCTCTCGACCGAGACCGGCGAGGTCAGCGGCGTGTCGATCCAGACCGACACCTATTCGGTGCTGGGGCTCTAAACGCATGGCAGAGCGCGTCACGATCACGCTCAAGGAGCCGATCCCGTGGCACCGCAAGCCGATCACCGAGATCGTGCTGCGGCCGCCCAACCTGGTGGAATACGGCCGCTTCGGCGACCCATATTCTTTCGTGCGGCCGGCCGGAGCAGATGCCCAGGCGGTCTATGTCGAGAACGACCAGGCGGTCGCAGGCTATATGGAATGCTGCGTCGTCGAGCCGGCGGACAAGCTGGCTCTCCAGCATGTGCGGCTCGCCGATGCGATGGAGATAAAGGCCGCGATCCTCGGTTTTTTCGTCGAGGCCAGGCTGGCGAATGCGCCGCCCGACTCGCCGACGCCCTCGTCCTCGACCTCGGATTGATCTCGCCTGCCGAGGCGCTGGAGATGGACGGCGACGGCCTGGCCTATTGGGCGAAGCGCATTACCGACCGCGGCGGCCTGAAACGGCATCCGACCTGCGCGTTTTTCAAGTAGACCCCATCCCCGTTCCCCTTCCCCTCGCTCCGCCAGGGGAAGGGGTCGCCAGACCACATCACTAGGAGATTTGACGGGATGGCCGGCGAACGCATCATCCGCGCCTCGGCGATCATCGGCGGCAAGGATGAGACCGGGCCCGCGTTTCAGTCGGTGCTCGAAAAGGTCGAGCGGATCAACCGGGCGCTGGCGCAGGCCGGCAAGGGCATGATGATGGCTTCGCAGGTCGAGAAGGCCAGCGAAGCGCTGTCGAAAGTCGAAGCCGGTCTGAGGGCGATCGACCGCTACCGCAATGCGCAGGCCGCGCTGACCGGCCAGACGCAACGGCTGATCGAAGCACACAACCGATGGCTCAGCATTTCGAACCAACTCACCGACGCCAACGGCCAGCTCACGGGCAGGATGGCGCGCGAAATACAGCGCGCCGGCACCGCGCTCGACCGCGCCAACGAGGCGATGGACCGGCAGAAGACCGAAGCCGCCGAGGCCGAGAGCGCCCTGAAGGCGATGGGCATCGCGACGGGCAATCTGGCATCAGAGGAAGGGCGGCTGCAGGGCGCGATCAACAGGACGACCGAGGCGCTGGAACGCCAGGGCAAGGCGCACCGCGTGCTGTCGGGGCTGGCGACGGCCGCCTCCGGATACGGCGCCGGCTACGCGGTCGCGAGAACGGCAGTCAAAGGCATCGAGCTGGCCTCGAAAGAACAGCTCGCCTACCTCTATACCGACCTCGCCTCCGGCCGCGCCCCGAACGCCGCCAGCCCCGACCTGGCCCGCTTGCGGAAGACGGCGGAGGACGCCTCGCTCGGCACCGTCTATTCGCGCCCCGAGGTAGCAGAGATGATGCCGGGCATCGCCGGCATGGCCGACGTACCGCTCGACCAGGCGCTGCCGTTCATGCGCCCCGCGATCCAGTTTGCCGAGCTGATGAAGCAAATGGGCTCGGCGATCGGCGCAAATTTCGATTCGCAGGAATCGGCGGCCGCGGCGATCCGCGTTTCGCACCTGCTCGGGATCAGCGATCCCGCCAAGATGGCACCCGTGTTAAATACGCTGGTGCCGGTTGCGGCCACGGCCAAGGAATCGCCCGAGCTGCTCACCCGTCAGCTCGCCTATTTTGCGAGCACGGCGCGGGCGCTCGGCCTGTCCGAAACCGAAACGGTCAATCTGGGGGCGCTGACCTCGCTGTTCCTGCCGGGCACCCGCGCCGGGACCTCGATCAATGAAATGCTGCTGGCGCTGATCCCGAAGGGCGGTCCTGGCGCCGGCACCAAACAGCATCGCGCCGCCGCCGGGCGCCGGCGCGAACTCGAACGCATGGGGTTGATCGACCCGCGGACCCGGCAGCCCTATCGCGACGCCGGCGGCGGCGTGGTGGCCCCGCTGATCGAACACCTCCAGGCGTTTATCAAAGCGCACCCGCACACGGCACTCGGCGAGATTGAGCAGGTCTTCGGGAAGCAGGGATCGCGCGATGTGCTGGCGCTGGGCACCAACCCGAAGGTCGCGCAGATGCTCGCCGAGTTCGAGCGCCGGGAGGCCGAATTCGTCAAAGATGGCGGTGTCGGCGGCGTCCAGCAGAAACTCATGGACGAATCAACCGAGAACCAGTGGAAGCGCTCGGTCGCGAATTTTTCGACGCTGCTCGACGACGTGTCGAACGAGGGGCTGAAGCCGCTCTCGGGCACGCTCAAATGGGTCAACACCAATCTCGACGCCGCGCGCAAATTCTTCGATGCGCACCCAGTTGCGATGACTGCGGCCGCCAGCGGCGCGGGCATGATCGGCCTCGGGGCGGCCGGGTTAGCCGGGTACGGAACCTGGAAACTGCTCGCCGCCGGACCGGCGCTGAGTGGCGCCGCGGTCGAGTTGACCGCCGCGGCCCGCGCGCTCGACGGCGCGGCGGCGCGCCAGGGCGGGAAACTTCCGGGCTCGCCGTCGCGGGGCGGCCGCTTCGCGTCATTGGCCGCCGGCGCATCGATAGCGCTCGCCATTGCCGAGGCCGGATGGGATGTGGGGGCCGACAAGAACCTGAACAAATATGCGCCGCCGCTGATTACGATGACGCTGGGGCTGCCCGGTGCGGTGTTCGGCAGCGCCGAGGGCCTCAGCACCTTGTGGAACAACACCGCGCCGGACAACCCGCTCGGGGAAGCCGGCAACGGGATCGAGCACGTCCTTTCCGGACTGATGTCGCTGATCACGCACCCGGCGCCGGTCACGCACCCGGCGCCGGTCAAGGTCGATCCAGTCGAATTGAAGGGGGCGGCGCAGGTCAGCGTCAGCGTCAAGGTTCAGGGGCCGGGCCAGGTCACCGACAGCCACGTGTCGTCGTCCGGCCAGGTCAAGGCTTCGCTCGGCACCAGCATGGCCGAGCCGATCTTCGGCGGACCCTGGTAGGATGCAGGCGACGCGGAACTGGCCGGCGACGCTGTCGCCGGCGTCGTACAAGGGGTCGCCGTTTTTCGTCGACAGCGAGAGCCTGCCCAAATCGGGGCGCTTCGTCTCGGTCAAGGCCTACGCCAAGAGCGATTCGCACTCGACCGAGGACATGGGGCGCGTCCCGCGCGAGATCCGCTTCGCCGCTTATCTCGCCTCGGACACCGCCGACACCGACGCGCAACAATTCGTCGAACTGTGCTCGCAGCCGGGCGCCGGCGCGCTGGTCCTGCCGCTCCTGGGCCCGTACCAGGCGCGGTGCACGAACTGCCACGTCACCGGCAAGAAGGACCAGCTCGGCCGCGTCGAGCTCGAACTCGAATTTGTCGAGGCGGGCAGCGACACGACGATGACCGCGACGCCGCTCGGCGACCGCCTGGCGGCGTCGGCGCTCAATGGCATGCCGGGCGCGGTCGCGGACCAGATCGGCGGGATCGACCCGGCGACGATGGGCCAGACCGGCGCGATCTCGCACGATTACGAGCAGCCGACCCGAGTCTATTCGACGCCGTAGGGGCTCGTCGACCACCGCCGGGGCTGACGATGATGGAAGGCCGCTCGAGCACGCCTCGCCAGAAGCGGCGATGATGGCCAAGCCGCTCGAGCACGCCTCGCCAGAAGCGGCGATGAAACACCACCACGCCCGGCGATGCCGGGATCTCCAGCACCGGGCAGAACCGACGATAGGATACGATGAGCAGTTTTGCCGCGGACGCGATCACGCTGGCGGCCGGCGCGGCCGGGTCGCTCGCCGGCATCCTCGACCAGCTCGCGGCCGGCTTGCAATTGCCCGATCCGCCGGGAGCGCAACTGCGTTCTGACGCGGCGCTGATTACCGACGTGCTGGTGCCGTCGCTCGAGACCGCGGCCGAGGTCGCGGCGATCGGCGTCATCGTCGCCGGCGACGCGATCCTGGTCGGCCAGGCCGCGGTGACGAACGGGCAGCAGGCGACGAATTCGCCGATTCTGTACGCGCCGGGGGCGCCAACCGCGCGCGACGCGGCGCCCGCGTTCTATGCGGCGGCGACCGCGACCAACACGGCGTTGCCGATGATCGCCTCGCCCGGCCGCGGGCGCGCCGCCGGACTGGCGCGCGCGCTGTGCGCCGCCGCCGAAGCGTCGTTTCTCGGGCAGGCGTTCCTCGCCGAGGCGCAGTCGAACTTCGCCGACCGGCAGTCGGCGCAGGACGCCTCTCAGCGCATCCAGGCGGCGATGGACGCGGCGAGCGACCGGATCGCCGGAGCCATCGGCGGCAGCGTGTTCGCGATCCTCGCGACCGCGGCGGCGCAGGCCAACGCCCATATCGCGGCGGCCGCGGCCGATCTGCGGCCGGTCGTCGTGGTCACCGCGCCGCGCTCGTTTCCGGCGACGGCGCTCGCCTACGCGCTCTATGGCGACCCGGCGCGCGCCGCCGAGCTCGTCGCCCGCAACAATTGCGGCACCAGCCTGTTCATGCCGCCGACGTTCGAAGCGCTGGCGCCAAGCAAGAGCGTCTGATGGCCGCAGGACTGGGCGAATTCGTCACGATCATCGTCGACGGCTATCAACTGGCCGGGTTCGAGACGATCACCGTGCGCCGCTCGATGCAGAACGCGGCGATCGGGTTCACGATCGAGGCGACCTGGCCCGGATACTCGCCGCAGGCGGTCAAGCTGCGGAACGGCGAGCAGATCGAGATCCGCACGCAGGCGCTGGCGGACGGCGCCATGCCGCAGCCGGGCGCCGGCGACCTGTTGTGCCTGGGGGCCGTCGACGATTACGAGAGCGACATCGGCGAGGGCGCCGGACGCAAGGTCGCCTTGCACGGCCGCTCGAACGCGCGCGATATCGTCGACTGCCCGCCGGTCGACCACCCGACATTGCGCAGCGAGAACAAGACGCTACTCGGGGTCGCGCAGGATCTCGGCGCCGAGTTCGCGGTCGATTGGGCGACCGACCAGGCTCTCGACACGATAGACAAAGTCCAGGCGATCCCCGGCGAGCCGTTGTTCGCGACGATCGAGCGCGAGGCGCGGCTCGAAGGCCTGATGCTCGCGGGCCAGCCGGACGGATCGATCCACATCACCCGCGCCGGTTCGCAACGCCATGCGGGCACGCTCGCCGAGGGCGAATACCCGGTCACGCGGTGGAGCATCAAGACCTCGCCCGGCCGGGAGCGCAGCCAGGTCAGCGTCAAGGGCCAGCGGGCGAGCGGCACCGGGGCCGGCGACCTGCAGCAGCAATCGATCTATACGCCGCCGAACGCGATCTCGCGGCACCGGCCGGCGACGGTATTCCTCGAGGGCGACCGTTCCTCGACCGCTCTGCTGACCCGCGGCAAGTGGCATCATTTGCGGACCTTCGGTTTCGGCATGGCGGCCAGCCCGCGCCTCAGCCGATGGCGCGACGACGACGGCCTGCTGTGGACGCCGGGCCGGCTGATCGCCGTCTCGGTCCCGGCCGAGGGGATCGGCATGGACATGCTCGTCAGAGAGGCGACGTTCGAGCAGCAGATCGGCAGGGACAACGGCACGACCGCGACGCTGGTCTTGGTCGATCCGCGGGCGCACGGGGGCACCGCGCCGATGGGCAGCGAAGACCCGGACTTCAATCCGGGAGCTGTCATTGGTTAGCACCCCACCCCCGTTCCCCCTTCCCCTCGCTCCGCTATGGGAGGGGCCGCCAGGCCATATCACCAGGATGATCGGGCGTGTCTGACATCGACCTGTTCCGCACGCTGCTGCAATCGATCGACGACAGCGGCGCGATGCAGCTCGCGACGATGACCGGCTATGCCGGCGAGCAGTTGAGCCAGGTGCAGCGCGTGCAGCCGTTCGGGTTTCACTCGAACCCGCCGGTCGGCTCGCACGGGATCGGCCTCGCACTCCGGAGCCAGCGGCGCCTCGCGGTGCTGCTCGGCAGCGAAGCTCCGCAATACCGGCCGACCGGTCGGCCGACCGGGACGACGGCGCTTTACGACGCCTATGGCAGCCTCATTTCGCTGATCGAGACCGAGTGCCGGATCGTGCATGCGCAGACCTTCCACGTTGTCGCGCCGACAATCATCCTCGAGGGCAACGTCCTGCTCGGCGGCCCGACCGCGAACAAGCCGGCGGCGATGCAGGGCACGATCGACACCGGCGGCAATGCCGACGTGAGCGGCCTCGCGACCAAGGTCCTGATGGAGTAGCGCCGTGCGCCTGCAATTGTCACCGCTGACGCCGGCGCAGCTGCCGGTTCTGCCGTTCGACATCGTGTGGGGCGCCGTCGTCGGCGGCCAGTTCGAGAGCCAGACGCCCGAGCGCGGCTTTGTCGGCGATTTTGCGGTCGAGACCGCGCCGACCCAGCAGGGCGTCGGCGGTTTCCAGGCGCGCAACCCGATCGAGAGCGCAGTGATCATGCTGCTCTTTTCGGATAAGCGCTGCGCCGCCGCGCAGCTGAAGCTCGGGCTCGGCGGCGACCGGCGCGGCTGGCCGGGCGACGGGTTCGACGTCGACACCGCCAACGGCGAAGCGGCGCTCGGCTCGCTGCTGTGGCTCGACCGCCGCACCGTGCTCAACGACCGGACCGCGGCGCAGGTCGCCGCTGACGCGAAGGCGGCGTTGCAGCCGCTGATCGTCCAACAGGTCTGCGTCGAGGCCAACACCACGGCCACCATCATCAGCAAGGCGCTCGGCAATGTGCGCCTCGGGGTGCAGCTGGTCGGGCGCGACGGGACCGAGGTCTACGCCGGCAAGTTCGGCCCGCTCTGGGCGAGGGTCGGGACCTAGAGCATGGCGTTCGTTCCGCAGACGCTGGCGCAATTTTCGCAGCAGGCGCGAAATTTCTTCACCCAGACGATCCCCGGCGCGATCGCCAGCGTCTGGCCCAACACCTTCACGATCGTCGCCAAGGTCCTGGCGCTGCTCGGCTTTCATATCCAGCTGCGGACCCAATGGCTGTACCGCCAGATGTTCGCGTCGACCGCGGACCCGCCGGCGCTCTATCGCCAGGGCTACGAGCTGGGCCTCGGCGGCCCGACCCCGGCATCGCCGGCGACCGGATCGCTGCTGGTCGCCTGCACGCCGGAGCTGGCGATCCCGGCCGGCCTGC